AGCTAAAGCGGAAGCAGCCCTTCCTAACTTTGACGTAGCTACTGCAAAAGAACTTGTTAAGTCTTTCGAGGCTAACGAAGAGATCATGGGTGTATTGAAGGCAGCTGATACTGCATTTGGTGCGTCGATGGAAGAAGTAGGCAAGTCCGATGTTGACGGTGAGTTCACTACCGCAGCTGACAAACTTGATGCACTTGTAAAGTCCCATATGGACACCAACTCAATGAAAAAGAGTGACTACGCTAAAGCATACGCTGCCGTAGCAAAGACCGATGAAGGTAAAGCTCTAATCACTAAATCCTACAAAGGGGAATAAAAATGGCTGTTATGCAATCTCGCGACAACCGCACTTTCGTAGCTGGAGAAGACCTCTCGGCTGCACAATTCAAATTCGTAACTCTGGAAGCTGACGGTCAAGTTGATCTGGCTGACACAGCTGGTGAGAACGCTATCGGCGTTTGTATCTCTGGCGCTACTGCTGGCAAAGCTGTCACTGTATGTGTGTCTGGTTCCGTAATGGTAGAAGCTGGTGGTGCTATCACTGCTGGTGACCAAATCCAAGCTGGTGCAGATGGTACTGCACTTCTGGCCGCAGCTGGTGATGTTGTCCTCGGTTATGCCCGTGAAAACGGTGTAGACGGACAGATCATCGAAATGGAAATGATCCAAGGCGGCAACGTAGTAGCCTAATCTATAGCATTAAAGGAAGAATATAATGCCACTTTTGACACCATCTTCGGTCCACCTGGACCAACCCTTGACAAACCTCACTTTGGCGTTTGCTCAAGACCAATCTAACTTCATTGCGGATAAAGTATTTCCTGTCGTAGGCGTTGAGCGTCAGTCCGACAAGTTCTACATCTATGACCGCGACAACATGAACCGTACTGGCGATGTTAAAGCTCTGGCTCCACGCACAGAAGTTAACCGCATCGGCATGTCGATCTCCAATAGCTCTTACTACGCTGACGTATTCGGCTTGGGCATGGACTTCGACCAACAGACTTTGGCAAACGAAGACGCAGCACTGGACATCCGTTCAGCTGGCGCACAGACTTTGGCAACACGTTTGATGATCCACCGTGAAGAGCAGTTCGCTGCAAACTTCTTCGCTGCATCTATCTGGGGTTCAGAATCAACTCCTGCTAACCTGTGGTCTGATTACACAAACTCAACACCTATCGCAGACGTAACTAACGCTCGTCGCACCATGCAGCTTAAGTCTGGTGGCTTCAAGCCAAACACAATGGTCGTAGGTAAAGAAGTTCGTGACATCCTTATCAACCACCCCAAAATCCTTGCTCGTCTGAACGGCGGCGCAACTGTTGCAAACACAGCACTTATCACTGACGCTAAGTTGGCTGAAATCTTTGAAGTAGAGAACTTCTACGTCATGGAAGCTGTGAAGAACGACAGCGTTGAAGGCGTAGCGGAAAGCAACTCTTTCATCGGTGGCAAACATGCCCTGTTGGTACACGGTCCAAAAGGCGCTGGTCTGATGACCCCTGCCGCTGGTCTCACATTCGCATGGAACAATGTTCCTGGTGCAAACAACTTGGGCATCACCGTAGAGAGCTTCTCTGACGATGCACTCAAGCGTCAGCAAGTTGCTGAACACATCCAAGTTAAAATGGCCTATGACATGAAAGTCACTGGCGCTGATTTGGGTTACTTCTTCGATACAGTAGTAGCCTAAACAACTTTGGTGGGGGCTTTCGTGGTCCCCACCACTTTTACATGAGGAACCCCGACGATGATGCCATTTCAATATGACCGACCCGTATTTGTTAAAGTACCCTTTACAGGTAGCAAGCGAGAGTGGAAACGACAAGAACACTTCCCTTGGAAAGAGTTGTCTATAGACAAGAACGCTGTAGAAGCTCTGTATAACAATGATTACCTTTACCACAACGGCGAGTTGGAAGACAAAGCCAAAGTTGGTGACGGACTAGAAGCTCTTGATGTCGAGGCGCTAACAAGCGTAGTTAACTCCATCAATGAGAAAGTTAAAGCTAAGACAACTTCCCAAGCTGAGTTTGACCGCAAGAAGTGTAAGAAGTCTAAGATAGTTGAAAAGCAACGCGGATTGATCCGTAGTTGGCGCAGAACATATGGACAGTTGGAGAACGACTAATGGCTTGGAGCTACGATGAAGGCAACCTTAACACAGACGACACACTTGGTCGTTTAAATGCTGTAAGGTTACTAATAGGTGATACAGACACCAATGACCAACAAGTGCAAGATGAAGAGATTGTCTTCGGTCTAGCTCAAGCTAACAACAACGTCTATAGTGCAGGTGCTTGGGTGTGTCGTACAATAGCGGCGAAGTACTCACGAAACGTAGACAGTGAGATTAGTGGTGCTTTAAAAGAGAGTGCCTCTCAACTACAAGATCACTACAACTCACTAGCTGATAACTTAGAGTATCAGGGGTCGAAGCTAGGTGGTCTTGGTATCGCAGCTGGCGGCATCAGGGTGTCCACAGTAGACGGAATTAGAGCTAACACCAACCGTGTTAAGCCTGAGTTCAACAAGGACCAGTTCAAGATCGACACGCAAAACTATAACTACGAATAGGGACAGGTCATATGAGGGCGTACAACTTGCTTAAACTGGTAGAGCGTTACGGCTCCGAACTGACACTTGTAAAGTCCACTGTAGGTCTGTACAACCCTGCCACTGGCTCTGCTTCAACATCAACTGAGAACTTCATTTTCACTGGTTATGTATATAACTCAGACGAGGGAATACAGCTAAATGACGTTAGACGGGGTTCTCGTAGAGTTGTTATCCCTTACTTGGGTCTGGGGACCGAACCTGACGATGGAGATCAAATTACTGGGATTGGCGATACTGTAAACATCACTCGTGTACAGAAGGTCTACAATGGCGCTACACCCGTTTGTTACCTCTGTGAGGTACAAGAGTAATGGTTGACATGAAGGTAAACAACTCCGCTTACAAGAAGCTACAGTCCCTAGAGGAATACGCAGGTCAGGAGCTTGAGGACAAGCTGTACGCCATTGCTAACGATGCTGTTAGGACCACCCTGACATCTACGAGTAACAAGGGAAAGATAGGGGCTGTTGATAGTGGGGCTTACCTAGAATCATTCTCCTTTGCGCTGGGGTCTGGTCGTCCAAGACGTAAGGTATATAAGGGCAATACGAAGTCCTTTAACCCCGAACAGACCGCATTACAAAACCTGTTATTCGACATTAAGAAGGTTGACCTAATGTCGTCAACGAGGATAACTCTTCGTAATGGATCACCTTACGCACGGAAGGTTGAGTACAACTATGGTTATCGTATCTTTGCGAAGCTAAGGAGAAAACATGGCTAACATCCAAAAAGAGATTAGGGCCGCACTAGAGACCCAGCTAAGTAGCGTTACGGACTTACCTCAAGTTGCTTATGAGAATGTACCGTTTAACCCCACGACTGGAACTAGCTACATACAGGTCTTCTACATACCCACCTCCCGCAGACCAGCTGTCCGTGGCACTAACCCGCAACAGAGATACGAAGGTATCTTTGCTATCAACTGTTACGCACCAGAGGGCAGTGGCCCAGCGGCGGCAGAAACTATTGCAGAGAACGTGATGACTGCGTTTGAAGCTACTACCTCTATCACACTAAACAACACAACCGTATCTATAGACTACTCTGAGGTTGAGCAAGGCTTCCTTGACAGCCCTTGGTTCATGGTCCCCGTTAATATCGGATGGTATGCTTACAACTAATTCTTAGGAGAATACAATATGGCCTTTGCACAGGGTTCACGTTCCAGTCTGTCGTACATCGTCGAAAGCACTTTCGGCACGACACCAGCTGGTAACTTCCAAAACTTGCCTTTCACTACTCACTCCCTCAACATGACTAAAGATCGTGTTTCTGGTACTGACATCAACGCTGACCGTATGTCCCGTGTGGACCGCCACGGCAACCGTACAGTAGCTGGTGACATCACAGCTGACCTTCGTGACACAGATTACGATGACTTCCTTGAAGCGGCTATGCTTAACACATGGAACGCTAACGTACTCAAAGTTGGCACAGTACCAAAGTATTTTTCCATCGAGGACTATGCAGCTGACATCGACCAAGCCCGTTTGTTCACAGGTTGCTCAGTAAACACCTTGTCTGTCGCTCTTGCACCTAACGCAATGGTAACTGGCACATTCGGCATTGTCGGTAAAGACATGGCAGTCTCTGCCACAGAGAAGACACAAGATGCTGCTACTGGCGCTTCACCTTTCGACGCTTACTCTGGAGACTTGGAGATTGGCGGGTCAGTCGCTGCTATCGTTACAGCAATGGACTTCACACTTACTAATGGCTTCGCCCCAACATTCGTAGTTGGTGACGACAGCGCCCCATCCCTTGAGGTTGGTGATGCAGTGGTTGAAGGTTCTATATCAGCTTACTTTGAGGATGCAGCACTTCTGAACCGCTTCATTAACGAGACAGAGACTTCTCTGAAGGTCACAGTTGGCGACAACGAAAGCACACCGAACACTATGGAGTTCTTCTTCCCACGCTGTAAGATCAACTCTGCTGATGTAGGCGTAGACGGACCAACTAGCCGTGTTATCGCCCTGTCATTTGTCGCACTTCGTGACGAGACAGAAGAAACAAATCTGCGTATTACACGCACATAAGAATCCTGTAGCTACAGGCGGGGAGTGTCGGTGTCGGGTCTGACGCTCCCCATTTTCCCACCCGACGCCCCGATAAGGAAACCTGACAATGGATTTAAAAGACCTAACACCGAAAAGTGAAACAGTAGAGATTACTGTGTGTAACCCCTCCACATCTAAGCCTCTCCTAAACGAGGACGACAGCGAGATGACTATTGTGATGTATGCTCCGCATACTCCAGAGTACAAGGCAGAGGTTCATCGGCAAACGAACATCAAACTTAAGCGTATGGAAAAGTCTGGCAAGATGTCCATTACAGCTGAGGAGCTAGAAGATAGCGCCCTCCTCCATATGGCTAAGGTAACTAAGAGTTGGAACATCACCTACGATGGTGAGCAACCAAAGTTAACAGTAGAGAAAGCTAAAGAGGTCTACTCTGACATCCCTTGGATTAAGGAACAGATTGAGGAGGCTCTCAGTGACAGCGTGGATTTTACGAATGTCTAACTGGGGAACTTCTGGAATACGCTGAACACCAGTTCAAGTTGGCGAAACCCAGTGAGGACGGTAAACCACTCAGGGAACACTTGGAGCAAGTAGAGAAGCAACTGGGGAGACCCATTGAAGACCTAACTGGCCCTGAGTTTCCCGACCCTATGCTACACACATGGCTTTACTTCTTGTCGGTATCTCAGGGAAGAAGCGGGGGGTTTAATGGCCCCAACCCAATTTCCTACCCAGACATCAAGGCTTGGGCTGAGTTGACTGGTTCTCCTGTTACGACAAGAGAAGTAGACGTTATCAAGCGCCTCGACGCAATATACATAAGGACTATGACAAGCAATGGCTAGTGATGATATTAAACTTGGCGTTAACTACTCTGAGGTCAAAGGGGCTACGAAGGCTGTACATGGACTTGGCAACAGTCTGAGGTCTACAAGTGTACAGCAAAGTGGCTTGACCAAGAAGAGTAAGAAGTTTACAATGGGTATCCAGCAAGCTGGTTTCCAAGTAGGTGACTTTGCGGCTCAGGTTCAGAACGGTACAAGTGCTATGGTTGCCCTTGGACAACAGGGTCCACAGTTGCTTGGTGTACTTGGTGTTTGGGGCGCTCTTGCTGGTGCTGCCTTGGCTATCGGTACAGCTATCATCAAAGCCAAGAACGCTGGTAAAGAGTTGAAGTTCGACTTTAAGGGTATTGGCACAGACTTGGGCAAGTTGTTCGAGCCAGCTAAACCCTTCTTCGACCAGATAGGCAAAGCCTTTAAGTGGGTAGGCGGCATCTTTATGTCTTTTATCAACGGTGCGATTGTAGCTCTAGCCAAGTGGTACACCATATTAGGTCACGCACCAGCTATCTTCAAAGAGGCTTTTAGTAAGGCGGGTTTGTATGTTGATGCCCTCAAGCTCAGGATAGAAATCTTTAGTGCTAAGTCAAACATAGCAGTTAACGAGTTCTTGCTCAACTTCAAAAAGGGTAGTAAAAACACCCTAGATACCATTAGACGTTACTTTGGTGGCTTCGGCAATGCAGCCAAAAAAGTGATGTCACTGGCTGGTGAAGCTATCAAGACTGTGTTCGAGAACCTTAAAACCAATGTTGGTAACATCTTTAAGAGCCTAATCAATACGGTCATTGAACAAGTTAACTGGATGATCGAAAAAGTTAACGTAGTTAATGCGGCATCTGGTGGTATGTTTGACCCCATGGAAGCCATCGAAACTATGACACTAACTCCAACCTCTGATGCAGCCCTTAAGTCTGCACAACAGATGGGCCAAGAGATAAGAGATGCTTACTACAAGGGCTTTAACGAAGCTATAACAACTACGGTTGGTGTGGGAGACCCACTAGAACAACAGATCATCAACCGCGCTAAAGATGGACTAATGGCTGCGGCAGACGACCTTAGTATGCTTCAACTAGAGTTAGATAAGCCACTGGCTTCTGTACAAGACCTGTACGCAGCACTTGGGAAGGTTGGCGAGTTTGACCTTGGTAAGTACTTCTCTTGGGGTACTAAAGAGGCCAAGAAGAACCTAAAGGATGTAAAGTCTAATGCTGAAAAAGCCCGTGACGCATTGGCGTCATCAATGGAAACTGCCTTTATGAGCTTAGTCGATGGCACTAAGTCTGTTAAGGATGCTTTCAGAGACATGGCATCTGCTGTAATCAAAGAGCTATACCGTATCTACGTTGTTCAGAAGATCACAGGTATGGTTACAGGTTTCTTGAAGGGTTCTGATGTACCCCTATTTGGTGGTAAAGCAAACGGTGGTCCAGTTGGCGCTGGGGGTAGTTACCTAGTTGGTGAGCGTGGTCCAGAAATCTTTACTCCTTCCACTAGCGGTACTATTACACCCAACAGTAAGTCTGGTGGCGCTGGTAGCGGAGTAACTGTCGTACAGAACATCAACATCTCAACAGGCGTACAACAAACTGTACGGGCTGAAATCCGACAAATGATGCCACAGATTGCACAGAGTGCTAAGTCTGCTGTTGTAGACAGTAAACGCCGTGGCGGTAACTATGGAAGGGCAATGGCGTAATGGCTATCTCATACCCACTCTCACTGCCTACAAACGTAGGTATGGCTAGTATCGAACTAAGGGCTAGGAACACTGTAGCGGTGTCTATGTCCCCGTTCACATACAAGCAACAGACACATTCCTACGATGGTCAGATGTGGGAAGCTGATGTAACCTTGCCGCCCATGAACCGTGATGATGCTGAATCTTGGGTGTCGTTTCTTATGTCCCTCAAGGGTCGTGCTGGTACGTTCTTGCTCTACGATCCATCCGCTAAATCCGCCAGGGGTACTGCTACCTCTGCTACGGTTACAGGTTCCGCTGGGGACGATAGCTTGTCTGTTGTGATGACAGGTACACTAAAGGCTGGAGACTACATTCAGCTGGGGGCTGCTTCTGATGCGACACTACACAAGGTTCTGGTTGACCAAGATGGTGATGGAACACTAGAGGTGTGGCCTAAGCTGCGTAAGGATCGTTCTGGTGTATCGGCTGTGTTAGTTAACGCATCTGGTTTGTTCCGACTTGCTTCTAACGAGACAGCTTGGTCTGTTGACAACGCCAGCTTCTTCGGCATTTCCTTCGGGGCTACGGAGGTTGTAGGATGAGCCGCACAATAGACAGTGGGCTACTAACTGCCCTCACTGGTAACTTAGTCAACCCATACTATGCTGTAGAGTTGATGTTCGATAGCTCCCCACTACGGTTCTGGACAGGTCTGGGTGAAAGAACTATCGGTGTGGAGACCTACATAGGTACAGGCTCTTTGCTTAACATAGCAGCCGCTGAGGAAGTTGGAGACCTATCTGCTAAGGCAATGGTACTAACCCTAACAGGGCTTGATAGTTCTATCGTCTCATTGGCTCTACAGGAACCCTACCAGAGGCGTAAAGCTAAAGTCTACTTAGGTGAACAAAGTGTAACCCCAGTAGTAGAAATCTTTAGTGGTTTCATGGACACCATGCAAATCTCAGACGAACCCGAAACCGCTACTGTCGTGCTTACTATCGAAAGTAAGCTGGTCGAATTAGAGCGTTCCCGAAACTGGAGATACACAGATGAGAGCCACAAAGCCCGATACAGTGGAGACAGCTTCTTTTCCTTTGTGCAAGACATACAGGATCAACAAGTAGCATGGGGAAGATCAGCAGGTTAAACGAATACCTTAGTGAAGTGTGTGATGTCCCCTTTGAGTGGGGTGTGCATGACTGCTTCACTTTTACTAATGGCGCTTGGAAAGCTATGTACGGACAGGGGTGGGCTGACGATTGGGTAGGTAAATACATGATCGAAGGTGAGCCCATGAGAAGAGATGAGCTAAGAAAGACATTTAGGTTTGGCGGCATTGATGCAGCCCTTAGATCAAGGCTTACGCCTTACGACAGACCAGTTCTAGGTTCTCTGGTCACCACCAGCAAAAGCCAAAGGTGGATGATTGGAGTTGCTATGGGCATCTCTCTAGGCTCACGTTGTGTGTTCCTAAGTAAAGATGGCCTAATCAAATTAAACGCAGAAGACGTACAAAGTTCTTGGGGGCCAAATGTCAAGATATAAATTAGGTAGCCTAACAGTGCGGGACTGGAACTCTTGGGATAGAGTACCTCGTGACCCAGCTACTATTGGCTATATGATCGTAAACGGTGTTGGGTACGCTGCGGCTGGTACAGCTGTTGCTGCTACAGCGGGTCTTGCAGCCTTTGGTTATATGGCATTAGGTTACATTGCCACTACACTTGTTACCTCAGCCCTCCTGTCTGCACTTGCGCCCAAGCCTGACTTTGGTGCTGCTGGTGGTAGTGGTGGACTTCTGGTTAACAGCAAGGGTGCTACAGAACCTGCACAGGTTGTATATGGTCAAGTCCGTAAGGGTGGCACAGTAACTTTCGTTGAGTCCACTGGGGACAACAACAAGATACTGCATCAGATCATTGTACTGGCTGCACACGAAGTAGAAGAGATTGGCGACATCTACCTAAACGATGAAATCGCTACTATGTCTAACGAGGATGTCACATCTGCCCCATTCAACGGGTATATAAAGATATACAAACACCGTGGAAACCAGACAAGTGTAAACGATGCTTTTGCTAACAGCTCAAGTACACTTGCCAACACGATTGTCTCAGAGACATCTGCCAGTGTTGACTTTATCGGCAAGGGGTTGGCCTACCTGTATTGTCGTTTTACATACGACCAAGATGCCTTTGTAAACGGCCTTCCAGTTGTGACAGCTGTTGTTAAGGGTAAGAAGGTTACTAAGACTGTATCTGGTTTCGATCAAACACCTGTGTACTCTAACAATGCTGCTTGGGTTATCAAGGACTACTTGACATCTAACTACGGCATGAACGACGACACTAGCAACATCGACTATAGCACCTTTGAGGCAGCTGCTGACGTTTGTGACCAGACTGACATCTTATCGGACGGTACTGCGCAATACACAGTCAACGGCGTTGTAAACCTAAATCAACCCATACGAACTGTACTTGAACAGATGATGACTTCATGTGGTGGTACTCTGTTCTGGGGCGCTGGTATGTGGAAGTTGTATGCTGGCGAGTTTACTGCACCAACTAAGACGTTCACACTAGATGATCTGAGGTCTGGAATATCCCTTGACACTAGGGTTTCCTCTAGGGATAACTTCAACAAGGTCACTGGTACTTTCATTGACAAAGATCAAGACTATATAAGTGCTGACTACCCAGCTGTTTCATCCACTACCTTTTTGAATGAGGATAACGGGGTAGAGACACCACTTGACCTAGCTCTCCCTTATACCACAAATAGCTTTGCTGCACAAAGGTTGGCAAAACAAATGCTGTTCCGCAGCAGAGAACAAATCTCTTTGTCTGCTGACTTTGGGTTAGAGGCTCTGGATGTTGAGGTAGGTGACTTTGTTAAGTTTCGTAACGAGCGTTACGGATGGGGTGTAGGTGATGAGAAGACCTTTGAGGTCATAGGTTGGAGACTAAACCCTGACCCAGAGAGCATGGACCTCCGTGTTAACCTTCAACTGCGTGAGAGTAGCCAAGCTGCCTTTGGGTTTACAGTAGCAGATGAACAGACTATTGTATCTAACAACTCAACCCTACTGAAGTACTACGATGTGCCAACTATCGGTATCACAGTAAGCCAAGAGTACCGTGAGGTTAACGAGAACGTAGTTAACGTGTTGGTCGTGAATGTTACCAGTAACGCTATTGACCGGGTAGACTCAGTTATCCTTAAGTACAAGAAGACTTCTGACGCTAACTTTACGTCTGTTGGTCAAACCATTCTTGTTAATGAGGGCAACAATGCTGGTCGGTTTGAGATCGTAGGTGTTGACGCCCCTCAGATTAACCAAGGTGCCATTAACTATACAGTATCGGTTACCCCGGTTAACGCTCTTGGCTACAAGGGTGAGACAATAACTACAACCTATAACCTTACTGCGGATACAACACCACCATCCGCCCCTGCATCCCTCACCCATTTACTATCGGGGGGTACAATCTTCTTTAGCTGGCCCGCAGTTGGTGACTTGGACCTGTCGCACTATAGAGTGTACTACTCAGCCAATGGGTCTGCTAACTTTAGTGATCCGACAGTATCAGAGAAGATAAACAAGATCGCAAGACCTGCTACTTCTATTAGCTACCCTGCACTTGCTGGTAAATTCTTTATCACATCTATTGACAAAACAGGCAACGAAAGTGTTGCGGCGGCATCTACAACAGTTCTCAATTCTGAGTTGCCTGAGCTTGGGCAGTCCCAGACTGACACTGAGAGCCCAGGCTTTAGTGGTGCTAAGACTAACCTTACTGTCTCTGGCGGTAACTTGTTTATGTCGAGCTACACTACAGCGGGTGCAACTGGTGTCTACGACTTTTACCATGATGGGAACTCTTACTTTGATGTGGGGACTTCCCGTACAGTCCGTGTTTCCACTTCAGTAACATCCTCTCGTAAACATGATGATGCTGTAGGTGGCGAAGTAAACTGGGATGCTATCCCTAACAACTGGGACACTTGGCCCGGTAACTTCGATGACTGGACAGATGAGACTACAAACTTCGGGGACTTCTCTGTATTAACACAGGCGAGGGCTTCCGATACTGTAGCTGGACTAGCTGCTGAAACATTTGTAGACGCATCTGGTGAGTTAGTTGGTAGGTACATAGAGTTCAAAGCTACACTTTCAAATAGCACTGCAAAAGTAACCCCGAACATAACAGCACTAAGTGCTACAGTGGAGTATTAAACATATGTCACAACATGACTTTACAATCGCCAACCAAACAGCCAGTAGCGCACGATCCGACATCAACAGTGGACTACAAGCTCTGGCCTCTAACAGCAGTGGGTCTTCTGCACCATCTACACCATACGCTAATATGTGGTGGTACAACTCTAACACTAACGTCCTGTACATCCGTAACGAGAGTAACAATGCTTGGATAAAGGTTGCAGACATAGATCAGGGCTCGTCTATATTCCAACCCGCAAATGCAGTCCCCGTTGGTGCAGTAAATACCTTTGCTATGAGTACTCCCCCGACTGGTTGGTTGTCTTGTGATGGGTCGGAGGTGTCCAGAACAACATACAGTAACTTGTTCTCTATAGTTGGCACAACCCACGGCGCTGGTAATGGCTCTACAACATTCAAGCTACCAGATTTGCGTGGTGAGTTTGTAAGGGGTTGGGATGGTAACAGGGGTGTAGACAGTGGACGTACTTTTGGTTCCGCTCAAAGTTGGGCTATTGAGAACATAGTTGGTGCGTTCACTGACATCCGTGTGCGTCTAAACACTGTATTCACAGCTACGGGAGCCTTCACGGGTTCAGTAGGTACTACCTCTGGTGATAACGGTAATGGAGGTGCTGCAACAGTAGACTTTGATTTTGACGCATCCAGAGTAGTAAACACTGCTTCTGAAACCAGACCACGAAACGTAGCATTGCTTTACTGTATAAAATACTAAAGGGGACTATCTGTGGCATACAAATTCGGAAAACGTAGCCTACAGAGGCTATCAGGTGTAAACCCTGACATGGTACAAGTTATGAAACGTGCCATTGAAATTAGCACTAAGGACTTCTCCATCATCGAAGGTATTCGATCTGAGGTCCGTCAACGTGAGTTGTTCAAATCTGGCAAGTCACAGACAATGAAATCACGACACATAACTGGAGATGCTATCGACTTAGTACCTCACCCTGTGTCGTGGGAATTTGAAGACTTCTATCCAGTAGCTGATGCAGTTATCCAAGCGTGTAAGGACGAAGACATAGCCTTGCGCTGGGGTGGTAACTGGAAAGTGAAAGACCTGCGTGAGTGGGAAGGAACAGCCGAAGAGCTTGTTTCAGCATACGATGGCAAGTTCTATGACCTACCACATTTTGAAATACCAAGGACGTAGTTATGAAAGATCAGCCGTGGCACCTAAACAAGTCTATTCCGCTAACCTTTATAATGGCTATCATAGGACAAACCGTTGCTCTCGTTTGGTTTGTTTCATCCTTAAATAGCGACATACAAACTAACACCAGAGAGATTGTAAGACATGAGACACGGCTGATTGCCCTAGAGGGTATCGTACAAGTACAAGCTGTGACAATGGGCCGTATGGACGAGAACATCAAAGCCATAAGACAAATGATGGAGCGGAGTAGGGATGGAAAACGCTAAGTTACCAGTAGTCTTAGTACTAGCAATGGCTGCACAGTTATCTGGAGGGGTATGGTGGGTATCACAACAAGCTGCCACTATAGCTGACCTAGAAGAGACCGTCAGTCAACTTGGCTCAAGGATGGCTATTGAGGACAACGTAAATCTTAAACGTGATGTCCTAGACAACGCTATGGAGATACAATGGGCTTTAGATGAGGTAGAGGAGTTGTGGGATGAGGCTGATAACTTAGCTAGTACCATAGGCAAGATGACACAGCTACAGCAACGTATTGCACTGATTGAGAATCATCTAAAGTATATTAACAGAGACCACGAGGCTATTATACCACACCAGAAGGGTAAGTAATGCTATGTGTATTGGTGTTTGTTTCCTTCGGACATGCTTGGACGACTGGTGGTAATCAGTTGTTTCAATACTGCTACTACGATTGCGGTGCCACTAAGAATGGTCTTTGGTACGACAGGGTTTACAGGGTAAGCCATAACTATGTGTGTCCTATAGAGGTTAAGTTCAAATGATAGACCCATTTACAGCTATGGCAGCTGCTACTACAGCGTATAACGG